ACTGTTGGTCTTGATTTCTGAAACCTTTGAACATGAAGGGAGAAGAGTCTTTTCCTACTTCAATATCCTTCTGACCCGGTGTTTGAAATACCCTTAGATTTTTTTTTTCTGAGGGTTCATCATAGGCGGCATACCGCCCATGCCACCTTGTTGCTGCATCATCATCATCATTTGTTGCATCATCCGAGGGTCCATTTGTGGCATTTCACCTTCCACTCTGCCCCGACGCATCATGCCATATGAACCTTCGTTCACATGTGATTCTTTCATTCCTTTGAAGTTTTTGTCAACGTAATCAAAGAATTTCTTCTTCTCTTCATCGGTCTTCAGGTCTGCTGGCGATGAAATGCCGAACTTCTTCATCGCCGACTTGAAAAAACTTTCGTAGTCCTGCTTTTCTTCTTCAATGTTCGCAGCAAGACTCTCGGCTACAACTTCTTTTCTTTGAATCAAAGACTCGTGGATCTTAGTTTGAAGAGACTCACGAATGAGTTCCTCAGCGGCGACAAACCGCTCGTTCATAATCATATCGACAAGTTCATTTTTCGGTTCTTGGTCAGTCATACTAGATCCCTTTTTAGCCTTTCTTGGAAGAAGTGAATCATGTTCACGGCATCATCTTGCGAGGACATGAATTCTTTTTGAAAACTTTCTTTGTTCTCTCTATTTAGATTATTGTAAATTTTCAAAACATCTTTGACATCGTTATTTGTGAAGTGAGTCATCGATTCGTCAAGGTGCTTCAGAGTAATACCGTCACGCCCAGCGGTTTTCAAATTTTCAATGGTGGCTTCTTTGACATCATTTTTGTTTGTCTTGTCCTTCAAATCAATAATGTTTTTGATGCCCTTCATCGCCTGCTTCATGGTCAGAAACACTTCAGTTCTCTTGCCATCGACGTATGCCGACACAGGAACATTGTTACCTGTTCCGATCTTTTTCAGGGTGATCACTTTGCCCTTGTACTCAAAGGTGTCAAGAAAAAACTCTTTTTGAAAATTAGGATCGAGCGTGATGTCATCAGCATCCGCCTCAGCCTTTTCTGTTTCTGCCTTGATCTTTTCAGCCTCGGCATCGTTCTTTTCGATTTCACTTTTCTGCTCTTCAGCGTCTTGGGTTTCTTCAGTATCCTGATCTTCGACATCAAGTTCTTGTTGCTTCTCTTCACGAAGTTTCAATTGATGAAGTGCAAACTGAGAAAGTTTGTTTTCAACTTCAAATTGAAAATCTTCAAGTGATTCATTGACGAGATGCTTGATTCTTGGATCGATCATTAGAAGCCCATTCCCTCCGAGGACTTAGGCGGAAGAATGCCCAGTTCTCTTTCTTTATCTATCTGTTTGTCTTGCTCTTCCATGTCACGATCTGTTTGACGCAGGATGTTTCTTCGCACCCACTCACGGGAGTAATATTCACCGATGTAGTCGTTCATGTCACGAAGAACACGAAGTCTTGATTCAATAATTTCATAATCTTTGCTCTCGGTGAAGTACGAATCAGAAACGTAGTCAAAACGCAGATCTTGAACAATCGAATACCACTCTTCTTCGGTGATGACTCCTTTGAGAATCAGTTGCACACGAAGGGCATTCAGGAAAAGAACATTGAATTTGTTTCTCAAACGATGAATGAACTTTTGAAAATTGAGTTCATCACGATCGATCTCTGAAGCACGACCCATATTGAAGCCGGTGTCAGATTCAATTCTTGACAAAGGGACACTCAACGCTCTGTAAAGTTTCTTTTCAAAATACAAAACATCGTCCATCACGACGAGGGAACCAGAAGTCCTCCATCATTGACATGTACTTTCGGTCATCTCGAATGTCACCCGTGGTTGCATCGTACACCAGTTTGTTTCGATATCGATTCATCAATTCACGGACATACTGTTCTGCCTTTGTTTTCGGCAATGAACCAACGTCAACATAGAAGATTCTTCGTTCTGGGGCCCGAGACAATCGATAGATCACAGTTGCATCCTCGACCATCCGAAGTTGATTCAAAGGTTTGATTGCCTTGTGAAGATACGAAATCGCTCTTGCTCTGGATGGGTCCATCAGTCCGGATGGATAGTAATTCACGGCTTCGGGTGCAATCTCAAGACCCTTCGGATCGTCTGGCTTTTCTCGATAGACGTAGACCTCTTTGACACTCTTGACCATTTTCGCACCAGTCTTGGCATCAGTGTCTTTCTCAACTTTTGCGATCTTCTTGATTTTTGCGGCATCCACAGGACGCATTTCGATGATACCCTTTTTGACATTTTTGGGATCAACAATCATGTGGTAGTAGCCTTTGCCATCGATGTACCAGCGTCTAAAAATTTCATATCCACGATTCTGGAAATCCAGAAGTCTCAGAATGTTTCGAAACTCTTCGTGAACACTTTTCTTTACAGATGCAGGAAGTTCAACAAAGTCAGTGACGAGGGATACTGGATATCTTTGTTCATCATAGACAATCGCTTCATTACAAATATCTTCAACTGCCTGCTCACACTCAGGCTGGTTTGCCATCTCACGATACTTTTTGATGTAATCGTTTTCGGTTTTGAGTGCGCCGTCAAGATCAACATATGTGCCAAACACACCACCGGCATCGATAGTGTAGGCATCATCAATCTCTTGTGTGACAAAGGATTTCGCCTTGCCCGATTGCTTTACGGTCAGGTTAGTGGAAGATAGTGCTTCACTCTCTTTTTTTCTACCAAGAGAGAAGCCAAACAGTTCGACAGGCATACGATACCCCTATTATTCTCGCTCTGGTGCAGCACCGAGTGGCACACCATTGACCCCGCTTGTAAGATGATATGTGTAAGCAAGGGTCACTTCAAAGTCAGAAATTCCTTCACTCTCTGCCGACAATTCAATTGAGGCAACAGAAGTTGGGAAACAATAATGTAGTTCATAGGACTTGATTGCATTACCGTTGCGATCAAGTTGGTCAACGTACCACGTTGGGAAGTCAACAGGGTTGGTTAGCGAAATATCTCTTTGGGCAACGTTAGTTACTGCACCATTTAGATCGTCGAGCCACTTCTCAAACAGTGTTCTTAGTTCCATGTTTTCATCATTGAGAATGGTGATTGACCAATCATCAAATTTTCTGGAACCGGGGAGTTTGATCGCCCGACCACGATAATTTGTTTCGATTGTATCAAGATTGGAAACAGGAAGGTTTGTTGCCGTCACAAGGAAACTAAGAGTATCGGGACTGGTGGTCGTACCGATGTTACCTCTGACTCTAAAGAGTGCATTACGAACACCACCACCGATTGCGTTTTTGAACTTTTCAATGTTCATTTCTTTCTCCTCTTAGATATGTATACCTTATCCACCAATCTCATCAAAGTTCACACCAGTTGCCGAGGCAATGAAGTTGAGCGTGATGAAGTTGATCGATCTTGTGGGTTTGACGAAGATGCTCGCAACAAATTCATTTCTATCAATGACAGACGAAGTGTTGTTGCTTTCATCACAGATCACCTTGAAGTCAGTAATACCTCTTCTGGCTTGAACATCCCGAAGGAATGGTTCAATGAGTCCTCTAAACTGCGCCCGTGTGAAGGCATCATTGACTTCAAAGAGTTGGAATTTCGCTGCTGTGGAAATTGCCTTCTCAAGAATGATGAACAATCTTCGAACATTGATGCGATCGAACGCAGATGGCGAGGATTGCATCGTCTTGTCTCCGAAGAGAATCGTTCCTTGACCGGGGAAGGAAACAACAGGGTTGACTTGTGCTTGATACAGATCATCGCGTTGTGCTTTGACAGGGCTGTATGCAAGTTTGACAACATCTCGAATCTGACCACGATTGAAGCCTGCTGGAGAGAACCAAGGTTCCGCGATAACATCTGTACGAACTGTGACACCTGCCGTGTCCGCATTCAATGGCACAAATCTAAACACATCGTTGTATCGGTCAAAGATGTATTTCCAACCACTGTCAAGAACAGCATACGAGTTATTGATGTTCAAGTTTCCAGTGGTGTAGTTTTTCGTGCCACCATTGAATCCGCCATTCGTACCCTTACGATAGGCAACTGCGTTGGCAGTGGCTTGGGTTTGAGTCAAAGGAGCAGATCCAGTTGAATCCAAAATAGCATCTTGTGGTGGAGAGAAGAATGCAATCGCATCTTTTCTATCCTTTGCGATATTTGCAAGACTGGTTGCGTTGTTTCCAGCAAGACCACCACCGATAAGAATGTTCACATCAACTGTTTCAGTATCAGAGAACTTGTTGTAGCCGTTTGTGATGAAGTCGGAAACAGCAGCACCCGCAGTACCACCAGAGAGAAGTTGCGTCACAGGTCTAGGCAAGAATCCGTAATTGGATCCCTGACCAGCGTTACTGCCAAAGGTCACACCGACTGCACCAACATCGGTTCGAACTGGAGAGATTCCGTTTGAACTATCTGCATGACTAGCCCAGTACACATAGTTGGATTGTGCATTGATGACATCCTTGTAGAAGATTGAATTACCGGCAAAGTCTCTTGCGTTTGGACTGACGGAGACACCATCAAAGACTTCAAGAACTTCTTCTCTGTTTCCCGACCAGTATCCAGCGTGGTCAACAATTGCAACATTGATCAGGTCATTTGTTGCACCCTTGTCAATGCTAGACTGACTGGTGGACGGCACTGAAGTTGTGAAGTTGTCTGCGTATCTTGCACGAACAGAACCAGCAGTGACACCTGCCTGCGATTCGACTGTAGAGCCAACTGTAATGATGGACAAGACATCAACCGTCGCTCCTTCCGCAACTTTGAATGTCACACCAGACAATGCACCACCGTCGAACGAGAATGTGATACCTGTCGTGTTTCCGCTGGTATTTGGTTCAACGTTTTGAATCGTTCCGGTGAAAATTGCATTGGTAGACCCATAGGTTGCCTGAAAACGAATTTTTCTTCCGGATGTTGTTCCTGTAATGCTGCTTGACTCTGCTCCACCAATACCGTTTACAACAAGGTGGGCATTTGTTCCTCCGTCTGGAACAACAGAAGATACGGTTTTCACGGTTCCAACACGACCAGAGGTGAATCCAGTAATTGTTCTGGCACTCAAACCGCCAGTCAGTGTGAGCGTATCACCGATTGTGGTTCCTGAGTTGGTGAAATTCAAATCAGTGTTTGTCGCTCCAACATTTCCAATGCCAAAGCCATCTGCAACAGGATTCACCAAGGATGCGTAGAAAGTAGATGCGGATGCGTCGGGAGAGTTGTCTGCAACATTACCAGCGGTAAGACTTGGGTTTGCCCCTCCACCAATTTCTCCGAGTGATCCAAATCTAGCGAGTTCGATATCAGTGTTTGTGCGATTGAAAACAGAAATTTTCAGAGAGTTGCCCAGAGTTCCATCAAATCCTCCAGACTCACCACCAGCAAATTTTCCAATAAAGGTATTGTTGCCCAGAGATCCTGCCGCGTCCTTCGTATCATAGTCATCGGAGTTCTTGACCAAGACACCTGTGCCGCTTGAAGCAGAGTTCAAAGCACCCGTGCCAAGCACCCGAACAATTTGAAGATTGTTGCTGTACGCGAGGAAGTTGGCAGCAGACCACCAACTGACATAGTTTGAATTATTTGGATCGCTGAATCGTTCTCTCAGGTTGTTTTGACTTGTGACCGTTGTAATTTGTTCAGCAGGGCCCCAACTAAACTCACCTGCAAAACCAGCCCGAGTTGTAGAAACCGCAGGGATGATGGAAGTAAGGTCAATTTCCTTGATTTGAACACCGGGACTGACTTGAAATGCCATAGATGAATCTCCTTAGTATGCCTATTATTTAGTCATTTTGTGATTACAGGCGAGGCTCATCATCAACTACGTTCCAGACGGTTCCTTCGCTATCGGTGAATCTTGTCTCCTCTTCAACCGCGTCACTTAGGAATCCGAAGGGCATCAACTCCTCCTCCAGTTTTTCAATTTTTTGTTTGTAGAGTTTGTCACGGATATTTATGTCCGTCAAGTCTTTGAAGTATGGCTGGGTGGAAGACCATGCAAAAAGAATGAGAGTGGTGACCAAATCATCGTGGTGTCCCACTTCTGCTTCATAGGATTGCTTTTTTGAAACGAAGGAAGCAAGTTCGTTGATGATGTGGTAGTCTTCAATAATCACCTTGTCATTTTCAATCAATTCTTTGAGCATGGCACAACCGACACGCTTCACCTTTGGACTCATGCGAACACCATACTGCCTATCATGCTTTGAAAAGCCTGCATCCATGACTTGACCTTTACGACCACGCACAGTGGTTGTGATGATATTTTCATATTCAAGGTCATTCCACAAAAGGTCAACAATCTCCTGTCCAATGTCGTTGATTTCAATCAAGACTTGTGCCTCGTTATATCGCATG